GATATCGTAAGCATGTCCTCTACAAGAGGAGGAATTGTCGCAAATCTCATTAAACTCTTGTTTTGCGCCTTGAAGTGCCATGGAGCGTGCTTGCGCTTCAGTGGAGGCTGTGGCTACTCCACACGAAGAGAGTGTGTTGCCATGCCATTCACTACTCTCCTCGCTACAGAACCATTCATCAGCAAGAGCGCTTTGAGAGAACAACATCAAAACCATTAAGATCTTCATACTCTCATTATAACTTAACGCGTTAAATGTTCAATGTGTAGGTCCTGACCTAGGTCATTGGGCAAGTTGACACAATTGAGATGAAACTACCTTTCTTGAAAGAAAAAAACACACCACGAATAGCGCCAGAGCCTAGGCACGAAAAGCTCTATGGCGGCTCTGCCAGTGATCAACTTGAGGATTATTGCATCGAAGAGCTCATAGACGCCTCTAAAACGAAGGACGTGATGAGTTTTAGAAGGGCACTTGAGGCTCTCGTAATGAACCTTGTGGGGGAAAGTTTATGAACGAGGAGAAGGAAGAAAAAGAAGAATACGGCGCTGAGGCACTGCTTGATCACTGCGCACTCGAATGCATGAGAGCCATGGAGAATAAGGATAAAGAAGCGTTTCGCTCAGCTTTTCAAGTTCTCGTTTACGACATTTTAGCCAAACTCTCAGACTCCACAGAAAAGGAATAAGAACTATGCTCGTACTCTCAAACTCAGCCATCAGTAAATCGATTCGTGAAAAGAAAAAGAAAATGGCGACCTCAGAGCCAGAAATGATCGGCACCTCACCCACGCCCGATTTAAACGCTCAAGACATTCACGATATTGAACAAGACGCGCGTGTGGAGTCGACTCTCATGTCGCCTAAAAAGACCAATGCGGATGAGACCATGATGAATGAAGAGTACGACGGAGTGGGTCTTTCTCCGGATGAGAAAAAGAGAATGGGACGTTTACGCTCGTACTTTGATCAACTTGAATTAGACGGATATTAATTCAATGACTCCAGGTGAATTTAGAGAGTTTGTAAAGACCATGGCGGACTTTGGCGTCTCAAAGCTTAAGATGAATGGCGTTGAGATTGAGTTTTCTACTCAACCTATCAAAGAGAGTTCGCTTAATTCGCACTTCGCACCTTCGCAAGAACCTAAATCCAAAGATCCAGACGTCATTAAACATAAGACAGAGGAGCTTGCCTCCTTACTTAAGCTCAGTGATCACGAGCTTGTTGATCAATTATTCCCAGACGAAACTAAGGAAGAAGAGAGCGCCTAATGGCTTACACGGTAGAACCGATTAATGTGACCGGTCCCATGAAAGAGCGTGTGATTGACCCGCGCTCAAAGAAGCCAAAATCCATTCCCACTGCTTATAAATGGTGGTTAGCCCAGAACGATAAGGACCTCTGCGCACAGCTCTTATCCACCACTGAATACTTGAAGCAGACGAATAAGATTCGGATTCGCCAGGCGAGTATCTATTCGCGTTTGTTTAGCGGTAAGCCGCTTTACAACATGCTCTCAACGAACGCGACCCTGGATAATTCAAATCAACTCCCCATAGGGCGCCCGACAGCAAACGTCTGTTACTCCTGTACGGATACGCTTGTGTCTCGCATCTCTCAGGACCGCCCATCACCTACCTTCTTAACGGATGCTGGACATTATAAAGAGCGGAATCTTGCGAAAGAAGCCAATCAATTCATCCAAGGGGAGTTCTATAGAACTAAAGCCTACGATAAGGCAGCATTGATGCTGAGGGACTCTTGCGTTCTTGGAAATGGACTCCTAAAAGTCTTTGACCAAAACGATAAGGTGACTCTAGAGCGCGTGCTTGAGACAGAATTACTCACTGATTACAACGACGCTTATTACGGAAGTCCACGAGAGATCATTCAATTAAAGTTAGTCGATAGAGAAACCTATTTAGAATTATTCCCGGACGCAGAAGCCATTATCGCAGACGCCGTCAGAGGGGATGTCGATAACACGCCAAGATCAAAAGAAACCGTATCTGACCAATTCATTATCGCAGAGGGTTGGCATCTGAAGTCTAGTGAAGATGCAGACGATGGGCGTCATGTCATTGCCTGTAGCGCAGGCATTCTTCTTAATGAAGATTACGACAAGGACCACTTTCCCTTCGTAAAGCTTGGATACAATCCCAATGTCGTTGGATGGTTCTCTCAAGGGCTGATTGAAATCTTAATGCCCACTCAAATGGAGATTTATCGTCAGCTCATCGTGGGCTCTCAGAATTTTGAACTCATGGGTGTTCCTCGAGTTTTAGTTGAGGAGATGAGTAAGATTCTAGAGACGGCGTTTAATAATCGCATTGGGAGCATCATTAAATATAGGAATACGCCTCCTGAGTTTGTAAACGCTCAGGCCAATAGCCCAGAATGGTTTCAGTACGTCCTTTGGCTCATTCAAAACGCCTATCAAATGTCAGGGATCTCTTCGATGAGCGCTGCTGGACAAAAGCCTCAAGGCTTAAATTCAGGAGAAGCCATACGTTCCTTTGATGACATTCAGAATGATCGCTTTGCGGCACTGGCTAAGCGCTATCAGAACGTGTTTCCCGATCTTTCGTACCTCATGATTGATTGCGCCCAGGACATTGTGAAAAAGACTGGGAAATATTCGACCATTTTCCCAGGGAAAGATGGCACTCGTGAGGTCGATTTTAAGAGTATTGGGCTCTTAAAAGACACTTATATCATTCAGTGCTATGAGGAATCGAGCTTACCTAAAGATCCCGCAGGGCGTAGGGCGACTCTCTCTGAGATGTTAGCCGCTGGCGAGATTACACTCACTGAGTATAGGCGCTTAAACGCCTTCCCAGACTTAAAGCAATCCGATCAACTCGCGGCCGCTCTTGAAGAAAGAATACTCAGTAATCTTGATTCCATCGTAACGGATGGCGAATTCCATGAGCCCGATCCATTCATCTTAGATCCAACCGATTTAGCCACTCAACTGACCGTCAATTACATCAATAAATATTCAATCACGGACATTGAGGAAGAAAAGCTCGACTTACTTCGTAATTACTTCACTCAAATTCAAGATCTTAAACAAATGGCGCAGCCTCCCATGGCACAAGCGCCCGCTCAAGCGTCTCAATTAGCGGTGCAGGCGCCAGCGCAATCCGTTGCACCGACATCCAATGTACAAGTCTAACCTAAGGAAATGATTGATGAGTTATGAATTAGAAGCGATCTCAAGTTCCAACGTCCCTACTGAAGCTTTAATGCCGATGCGTGAGCCGAGAGTGATTAATCCCTATCAATCGCGCATGTCTTTGCTTCAGGGACAATCCATTGGGCAAGTGGACACGGTTAAGGAAGAGCAAAAAGCGCCAGAAGAAATAAAGGCGCCTGAAGAAACAGTAAAACTCTCTCCGCAAGTAGCGGCTTTGGCTAGACGCGAGCAAAAGTTCCGTAGCCAACAGCAGCAGCTTGAAAAAGAAAAGGCTCTCATTGCTCAAAAGGAGGCGGAAATCGCCGAATTAAGAGCATTGAAAGAGAAACTGGCTAAAAAGGACTACTCGGGTTTAGACGGCCTCGTTGATTATAACGAGTATAGTCAATACCAGGTCAATAAACTCAGTGGAACCGATCCAGTTCAAGAAGAATTAAAAAAACTGCAGGGGAAGATCTCTGAGATTGAGAAATCAGCTCAGGAACAACTCTCTATGCAGAGTGAAGCAGCAGTGAATGAGCGAAGAATCGCTGTCAAAGCGCTTGTTGAGAAAAGCCCTGAGTACTCCAGAATAAAGAAGACGAATGCTCATGAAGCCGTCGTCCATCACATTATGGATACCTGGGAGAACGACTCTATTGAGTTATCCGTAGAGCAAGCCGCTAAAGAAGTTGAAGAATTACTTTTAGAGAAAGCGAAAAAGTGGGCAGCGCTCTTAGAAGAGGAAAAACCAGCGCCGCAAGTAGAAGAGAAGAAACAACTTCCACCACTGAAACAGGGACTAAAAACATTAACGAACCAGGTAACTGCGGGCGACATGAAACGCCCAGAACGACCACTTCATTTTATGAACGAATCAGAGCGCATTGCAGAGGCCAGACGCCGTGCTCTTGAGAAGTTACAGTTACAGGGGGCTAGATAAAAAAGGATATGAACCATGGGAACACCCTCAAATCCATCGGCCGCTTATAGTAATGCGGTCACAAACGTAGCGACACTTAAAGAGCTCTATTCAGATGACGCTTGGGTCATGCGAGACCTTGTGTTTAATCGCAATCCAGCACTCGCCCTCATTGATAAGGATGAGTCTGAAGCGGGATTAGCGGGTAAGTATTTCCCAATCCCTGTTTTAAGCGATACAGGAGCGGGGCGATCGGCTAATTTCGGTAACGCGCAATCCTACCAAACGGCTCCTGTCACTGTGGAGTTTAATGTCACGCGCGTTAAGAACTACTCTCTTGCCACTCTTACTGGCGATTTTCTAAGAGCATCCGCTCAAAGCGTTGGCGCTTTCATGCCGGGTGCGGAGCTCAACGTGAAGGCTGCGTTTCAATCCATTGGGAACGATTTAGCTCACGATATCTTCTCAGATGGCTCAGGCGTAAGAGGCACCTATGGCTTAGGTTCTGGGAGCATTTCAACTGGGGTCATTACACTCGATAGCCTTTCTCAGGTTTATCAGTTCGCAGTGGGTATGGCTCTTGTCTCCTTTAGCATCAGTGGCCTGACCCCGACTCAGAGTACGGGCGCAGCCATTGGCTATGTGATTGCGGTTGATACAAGCGCTGGCACTGTGACGGTTTCAGCGACTCAGGGAGGAGCTGCTGGAACTCCAAGTTCTTGGAGCACTTCATTCCCTTATCTTGCTCAGATTGGGGACGTGAACTTCGTCTCAAACGGACTCTCAAGCGCTAACATGCTGAAAGTAGCAGGAATGGCTGCTTGGATTCCATCTAGTGCGCCTGGCGGAAGTGATAACTTCTTTGGCGTAAACCGAAGTGTGAGCCCTACGAAACTCGCAGGCCTACGTTTCAACGGCACTGGGGAATCCATACAGGATGCCTTAATTGACGCTGTAAACCAACTTGCAGCTCAAGGCAGTGAGGCAGGAGACCCTGACTTCATTTTCATTAATCCAGTCTCTTACCAGACTCTGGTGAAACAGCTCACTTCACAGGGCGTTTATCAGATGGTGAAGGCTAAGATTAATGAGGATGTCTCCATCTCGTTTAAAGCTCTCGTACTTCCGACTGCCAATGGTGAGATCTCCATTCTTCAGGACCGTAACGTTCCTTCTCAAAGTGCCTATGTCGTCACTCTTAAGACTTGGAAGTTAAGAACTTTGGGTAAATGCCCTCAGTTCCTCACTTACCCTGGATTTTATGACCAGCTTGGGATTCCGGTTCCAGGCGATGACGCGATTCAGCTTCAGATTGGCTACTACGGCAATCTCACCTGCAATGCGCCAGGGGCAAACGCGATTGTCAGTCTCGCTCAGTAAGTTTTTGCCATAGGGAGAGGGCTTAGAGAAAACACGAAGCCGCTTTAAGTCCTCTCTTCTTTTCATTGGGCAAGCAGACACTTTCAAAGGGACCCTGAATCCCGGCATCTCTAGACTAGGTTCCCCGACACTCTAGGATGATTAACGTTACGGGGAAAATAGGGGTCTATGTCATGTCTACAGCGACTGGATATAATGGTGGGAGGCTTTACTCCGACCTAGTCAAACCGGTTCTTATTGATTGTTCATTTCAAGTTGATTCCACCAATTCAAATGGCCTTGGAATCAGTAACTTAAAAGGCTCTCTCGTAAGAGATGTCTTCATGTATACCAATCAAAGCGCAGGACGCGGGAATAGTGGTATTCTTAATCCCATGGCGCAATCCGCTTCTCAAGGCTATGCGCTCATTAAGCTTAAAAACAATTACGCAAGGTATGCCGGGCACTTCGCAGCAGCCGTTGCTCCGGTGACTGGGAGTAACCTTGCCATTAACGCAAGCGCACTTACTGTGGGCGTTCCTTATGTCATTACAGCAGTAGGGCACGCTACCGCTGGCGCAGTGACCATTCAGCCAGTAGCCGATAGCTCAGGCTCTTTAGCCTCCACTTGGTTTAGACTCTTTGATGGCTACGGCAACACGTTTATCATTTGGTTCTCGGTCTCTGGCGTGGGGAGCGCACCTTCTGGCGTCTCTGGAACTCTTGTTCAACAGAGTATTGCTACAGGCGATACCGCTGCAACGATTGGCGCAGCTCTCGTCAATACCATCAATAATTTGCCATCAGGCGTTTCTGGAGTATTTAGTTTTACCGCTGCAGGAACCACAACGGTGACTGTGACCTCCACTCAGACCAATCCTTATGGACCACTTCCTGGTGCTCCACAAGATGGAGTTCCTGCAACAGGGTTTACCTTTGCAGTGACCAAGTACAATTCAAACCTGACTAACTGGCAAACGGTAGGAGTTCCAAAGGGAGTGGCTCCTGCTGTCGGCGTCTCATTCATTGCCATTGCCACAGGGCAAAGCACTGGGGGTGGAAGTACTGGGACAGTGAAAGCGCTCTCAAGCTCAGGGATTACGAGAGTAGAGCTTTTAGGCGACCCTACGCTGACTCTTAATCCTCAACCCATAGGAGGGAGTCCTAATGTGGGAGGCTATATCCTAGTTCAATTCCTAGGAGATGCGCTCACGATGGCCTCTTATACCCCGGCAGGAACGATTACGAATGGGACTCCTGATACTTTTGCAGGAACTCCTGCGGTCTTAACTGGAACGATAGCAGGATCGCCTTCTGCACCTGCCGATGGTTCCGTGGTGAAGATGAGTTTCTACGTAGAACTTTCCTCAGTAGTCATTGCAGGGATTTAAGCCATGATTGCAGGTAGCCCTCAAAATATTATCCTTCAGACGGGTAACCAACAAAACCTCGTGAGCTGGGATCAAGTCGTGGGGGCTACCTCTTATTCCGTACAACGAAGTACAGATGGGGTGAGCTTCTCAACGATTGGAACCTCAAGCGTGAATGCCTATACCGATAGCGCAGTCACCATTGGCACTGAGTACTACTATCAAGTCGCCTCAGTCAATAGCTCAGGAACGAGCGCGTATAATCAGCCCTACCCGCTTTCCATTACGCCTTGCTTACCTGGTCAAATTAATCTTGGGTATTTGAGATACATGGCTCAGCTTAAGGCTGATAAACTACACTCTCAGTATTTAACAACGGATGAGTGGAACTTTAACATTAATCAAAGCGCCAATGAGCTTTATGATATTTTAGTCTCTAAGTTTGGAGAGGATTACTTTCTAGCAGACCCTCTTGTCTTTAATTTAAGTGGTCAAGTCTCCTATGATATTCCAAATGGTCAGAATTATGGCGGAATTCCTGCGCTTTATAAACTAAATGGAATAGATGTAAATATTGGAGGGGGTACAGGACCAAACGCGGGATGGGTACCTCTTTCAAGGGCGAACTGGAGTGATCGAGATCGCTATACGACTTGGCCAGGACAAGCAGGCGCCTTAAACAATATTTATGAAATGAGTTATCGTCCGATGGGAAATAAGATTTATCTTTTTCCTGTAAATACCAATATGCTGGTACAGATATGGTACGTACCCGTTCTTGCGCAGATGTTACTCGATACCGACATGCTCCCTTTTTCTATCAGTGGCTGGAGTGAGTTTGTTATTATTGATGCTGCAATGAAAGCGATGATCAAAGAGGAATCCCTTGAGAAGTGGAACCTACTTGCTCAGACTAAAGCAGCTCTCATTGAAAGGATTGAGGACGTTTCTGCCAATCGTGATGTCGGCCAGCCAAATACTATTTCTAACGTACGCGCCACTATGGGTGATCCTGGTTTTTCTAGCTGGGGAACGGGGTTTGGAGGCGGAGGCTTTGGAGGGTATGGGGGAGGCTTCTAATGGCGAACCTCCTGTCGTCTAACCTCACCTGGCCGCAAGCGAATAATCTTTGGGCTCAGGCGCTTAATCCCGTGATTGCCAATCCCACGAATTCCATTCAGCTCGTACAGAATATCGCATTAACCACAGGCACTAATATTATCAATCATGGCTTAGGGCGTGAAATGAAGGGATGGTTCTTAACCGATATTCAAGGCGTAGCAAGCATTTATCGATCTGCGCCGATGAATAACTCCACTCTGACTCTCACGTCTTCTGCCAATGTCACTTGCTCAATAGGAGTCTTTTGAATGAGTACTCTTACACCCAATATGAACTTAATCTTGCCTACCATTGCGGTTGATTCAGGACTCACCTGGGAGCAAGCGATTAACGCTAACTCTTCGATACTCGATACGCATAATCATGCAGCCGGAAGTGGTGTTCCGATTAATCCATCGGGAATGAATATTAATTTAGATCTTCCTTTTAACGGCAATAACGCAACGACGCTAAGATCGGTAAGATTCACTGCGCAAGTCTCACCTCTTGCCACTCCCACTGACTTAGGGTGCCTTTATGTTTCTGGAGCTGACCTTTATTATAACGATGAAAATGGAAATCAAATTCAAATCACTTCAGGTGGAACGGTAAACGCAACCTCATCAGGAATTAGTAGCGGTACGGCGACAGCTTCTTTCTCAGGTTCAACTCTCGTTGTAAATTCAGCCTCAAATACGCCCGCAAACGTTCAATGTGCAAGTATCTTACTTGGAAATACGGGTACTACTAATTCTAAGTATGTGACGATTTCTCCGGTGAATCCGTTGGCAGCAAATTATGCCATTACGCTTCCTCTTGCTCCAGCGAGTCAAAAGATCATGACGATGGATGCGTCTGGAGTGATCACAGCGCCCTATTCTGTAGATAATAGTACGATTGAAATCAGCACTAATACGATTCAAGTAAAGGACCAGGGAATTACTCAAGCGAAGAAAGCCATAAGGACTACGGGAACAACTGTAGGCGTAGGTGGAGTTGCCGTAAGTAATCCCGGTTCTGGATCTTTTGCTTATAATCAAACTTCATTTTTAAGTACTGGAATTAGTTGTACTCTCACTACTTTAGGCAATCCTATTTTTATTTGGGTAACGGCTGTGGCTGAGGATGGAAATTATGGAAATACCGGATTTGGAGCTAGCTCAGGGCAAGTATTTACATGGAGTATTTATAATGGGACATCGCATATTGCATTTGGTTCTGGAGGGATAGGAGGAAGTGGATCTGTTGCCTGTATCGCTAATGCAGATATTCATACAATAGATATAAAATCTGCCGGAACTTATACTTATACTATTTATGTAAGAACAGTGAGTTCTTCAAATACAGGCCCTATTAATTACGGGAGTTTAGTGATTTCCGCTTATGAGCTATAAATGGCAAATACACAACATATCAATATCAACTTTGCTCAAGGAATAGATACAAAGACTGACCCCTGGCAGCTTCAGCCAGGTAAATTTCTATCGCTTGTGAATATGGTTTTTAGCATTGGAAATATGCTTAAAAAGCGTAATGGCTATGGCTTTTTATCATCTCCCCCTAGTGGATCTTATCTCACTACCTTTAATGAGAACTTACTTGCGATTGGCTCAACGATTAATGCATACGCAGATGCAACGGAGACTTGGGTATCAAAAGGAACACTTCAGCCTTGTTCACTCTCTGTGATGCCACTCGTTCGTAATAGCGTAAATCAAGTGCAAGTCGATAGCGCAACAGCATCAGGACTGACTTGCGCAGTCTATACTCAAAGTTATGCGACTCCGACTGGTGCAGTAACGAATTATCTTTACATGATTGAAAGCGCAGATACGGGGCAAAATATTGTAGCGCCTACTGCGATTCCAGTACTCACAAATGGAACCATCTCTGGATCATCTCGAATTTTTGTGGTTGGAAATTATTTTGTGATTGTAAGTCCTGTTACTATATCTGCAACGACGTTCTTACAATATGTTTCTATTCCTTTTATTCATCCTACGACCATTTCCAGTGCTCAAAATACATTTCCTGAGGCTTATGTCGCTCTTACCTCTAACCCTGGGTGGGATGGGGTCGTTTCAAAAGATAATTTAGTCATTGCTTATAATACGACGGCTGGAGGGGGACAAGGGATTCACGTCACTTCACTTACGGCAGGGCAAATTGCAGCCAATCAAGATAGCGGAGTAGTACTCGCATTCACAAACGCTGCCTATAAAGCAGGAGTCATGAGTGTCTGTGTGGATACGACTGGCAATACTGATGTTATTTATATTGTATTTTGGAACCCTACTAATTCGAATGTTTATTGCTGTTCTGTACTTATAGGGTTTGGCTCCATTACAACACAGCTTTCACCTACCATTGCTCTCTCATCAGTCACGGTTTCAAATCTTGCCTCAACCGCACAAAATAATTCGTGCCTCATTTACGCTGAGATCTCAAATAACTATAGCTTTGATTCCACCGTTCCCAGTCACTATATCGAGGGCGTCACTGTTTCTAGCACTGGAACGGTAGGCACGCCCTACGTTGTTGTGAGGAGCGTAGGGCTAGCCTCTAAAGCGTTTCTAGTCAATGGCGTCAGTTATTTCCTTTCATCCTTTCAAAGCCCATTCCAACCCTCTTTTTTCCTAATTAATGGATCTCATTCTACTTCGACTTCACCTATCATTGTGGCAAAGCTTGCCTATCAAAATGGGGGCGGCTATTTAGCTCTCGGTTTACCCTCAGTGTCGATCTCTGATTCAATTGTTAAGATTGCCTATCTCTATAAGCAAGATGTCGAAGCACTCAATACTCTCAATAACACTCAGCAAACGACCGCAGGCGGCATCTATAGTCAATTAGGAATTAACCTAGTCACGATGGATCTTGGCACAACTGCCATTCAAACGAATGAATTAGGAAAAGATCTTCACTTATCAGGTGGATTCTTATCCATGTTTGATGGATTTTATCCGGTAGAGCATAATTACTTTATCTTCCCAGAGCCCGTGAAATGCTCTTATACTGCGAGTTCTACCGTCACCCCTACTGGCACGTTCTCATCAGGCGCAACGACTATTACTGTTTCAAGTGCAAGTGGCATCTCACCTGGCATGACGATTTCCGATACGACTAATCCCACTTATATTCCCTCAGGTACGACTGTCGTTTATGTCAACGGTACTACAGTGACGATTAGTCAGGCAACGACTCACTCAGGCGCAGGCGATAACTTATCTATTCAAGGAAATATAGCAGCACAGCCGAGTGGCTCTGTAAATACCAATGCTTATTATTACTCCGCTGTTTATCAGTGGACGGATATGCAAGGAAATGAGTTTAAATCTCAGCCCTCTATTCCAGTATCGGTCACGACGAGCGGAAGTGGGACGGCAGGAACGGTTACAATCAGTGTCCCAACTCTTAGGCTCACTCAAAAGGTCTTTAACCCGGTTAAGATTGTCATTTACCGCTGGAGCTTATCGACTCAAGTCTATAATCAAATTACGTCCATTAATTCTCCAGTCCTAAATGATACGACGGTAGATTCAATCTCATTTGTAGATACGCTTTCAGACTCCAATGTCATTGGAAATAATTTACTTTATACGACTGGCGGAGTTCTCCCGGATACCAATGGACCCGCTTCTAATGTTTTAACCTCCTTTGACACCCGTCTTATTCTTATTGATGCAGAAGATGATAACGTTTTATGGGTGAGTAAGACAGTGGTAGAGGGCGTTCCTGTTGAGATGAGCTCAGCGCTCACCATTTTTGTCTCACCTAACATTGGAACCACGCAGTCTACAGGTGGAATGAAGTGTATTTTCCCTATGGATGATAAGCTCATCATTTGGAAGAGTAATTCCATTTTTTATATCAATGGCACTGGTCCTGATAGCTTAGGAACCACAGGAGTAGGGTGTCCTTTAGGAAATTATAGTCAGCCTACGTTTATTACCTCGGTTGTAGGATGCGAAAATCAAAATAGCATTGTGCTTACTCAAGCAGGACTCATGTTTCAAAGTACCGATAAAGGTATTTGGATGGTGACTCGCGATCTTCAGACGAATTACATTGGCGCTCCCGTTGAGGAATTTAATGGAAGTGTGGTGACTAGCGCTCAAGTGATTCCTGATACGAATTTCGTCCTCTTTACTTTAGATACGGGCGAAATGCTCATGTATGATTACTACTATACGCAGTGGGGAATATTTAAAGGAGCCCCTGCGATTAGCTCTTGTATCTATCAAGGGCTACACACGATTCTCACTCCTTATTTACAAGTACTTCAAGAAACGCCAGGGGCTTATCTTGATGCCTCAGACCCTGTGCTCATGAGCTTTGTGACATCATGGCTAAATTTAGCGACTCTCCAAGGGTATGAGCGTTTTTATGAGTTCTATTTACTGGGGAAATATTTAAGTCCTCATAAACTCAATATTCAAGTGGCGTATGATTACAATTCTTCTATTTATCATTTGAGTACGATTAGCCCTAAAAACTTTAGCACCTCAGTTCCCTCACCTTTTGGTATTCCAACTCCTGTAGGGGCGCCAGGGAATCTTGAGCAATGGCGAATTCACACGAAAAAACAGCTTTGCCAAAGCTTTCAAATCAAGTGTGATGAGGTTTTTGACCCTTCTTATGGAACGATTCCTGGAGCGGGGTTTACAATGAGCGGGATTAACTGCGAAGTGGGCATTAAGAGAGCCACACGCCCAATTCGAGGTGCGAATGCTGTGGGATGATTGGGCATTTCGACAAGGATGGGGAAGGCCTCTATGGATCATGAGAAAAAGTTAGATTTCGTACTTAAGATGACAAAGCATGCCCTTGATTCAGTGCAGCACTTTGATAGTGGAGGCACCGTCATAGCCGGAAATCAAAATGCGGTAGGCTCAGGTGGAATCGCAGGAGCCGTGGGAAGTGTTCTAGGGACTAATAATAATTTTCAAGCCACAGGCGCAAGCATTACTCCTGGAACAAACGCTGGACAAATTAGTGATGCTTACGGCAATACCCAAGCAGGAATTAGACAAGCGAATAATTTAACTACGACCCTTACTCCAGGCGTAGCCCAAGGGGCTGAGTCTCAGAACTTTTTAACCAATCAACTCACAAATCAGGCGCAAGGAATAGGACCGAATCCTGCGCAAGCGGCCTTAAACCAAAACACGGCTAATAATATTAAACAAGCGGCAGCGCTTGCTGCTGGAACCAGAGGCGCAGGAACAAACGCGGGGCTTATTGCCTCAAATGCAGCTCAAAACGCCGCAAATACAAACCAAGAGGCCGCTGGACAAGAGGCCACTCTTCAGGCGAATCAACAACTCGCCGCTCAAGGGCAGCTTGCAAATTTAGCCGGTCAGCAAATCGGACAAGGGACAAACGCCATTCAGCTTCAGAATCAAGTAGGACAGAATGAGCAAAATATTCTTCAAGGCGCAAATACGGCACAAAATAATGCCAATGTGTCCATGCAACAGAATATTAACTCAACCAATGCGGCAGTGGCGGCTGGAAATCAAAATGCCAATCAGAATGTGATCTCAGGCATTGGGAATGCGGTAAAAGGAATTGCTTCAGGGATTACGAGTCTATTTGCTGAGGGGGGAGAAGTTCCCGCTCATATTCATAAGGTGATGAGTATATACCATCCTCATTTAGCCGATGGGGGTATGGTTTGGCAAAATAGTATCCCCGTATCTGCAGCGATTTCTGGAGGAGCCCCTACTGTATTGCCAAGTTATCAGGGTGGCCCTATGCTTGCGTCTTTAGCTGAAAAGCCAAAGGCAGACGCTTCTCCTGCTTCTCTTTCACCTGTGGTTTCAAATGGCTCTTATTATGGCGGACAAGGCTATGCCGATCAACTCGGTGCGATTGGAGCCAATCTTTCTATTGCTAAAGGAGGAAAGGTTCCCGGGAAACCCAAAGTCAATCATGATGCTTATAGTAACGACACAGTGGATGCAAAGCTTACGCCTGGGGAAGTGGTCATGGATTTAGATACGCTTCATGACAAAGGGAGACTTGGCAAAATGGCAAGATGGGTAGCTGCAAATATTGAGAGGAAAAAGGCAGGGAGGCATGTGTGAAAGGTCTTAATTTATCCAAATTTAAGAAAATGAAAGAAGATATGCATTCTGCGACTCTCATTCATCAAGATGGTCATCAGCTCATTATTGCAAAAGCGCCTCTTTCTCATCTTCAAAGAAAACAATTAGAAGCGCTCACTCCTCATTACGATGAGGGAGGAGAAGTAGCGCCTGCTTCAGATGAAAAGCTAGATATTCAACCTGTCAATGGCGTGGAGTATGAGCCAGTAGACTCCACTTCGCCAGCAAATCAATCCTCACCTTCGGTAGGGGCGCCTCCTCAGGTTCAAATGCCAAGTGCTCCTCAAGCTCCAAAAGCGCAGGTGCCTTCTCAACCAGCAGTCGCGCCAGCTCAAAACATGACTCAAGCTCAAATTCCAGGATATGCCGAAGAACAGGCTGCGAATTTGGCACTGGCTAAAGCGCAGGGTGAAGAGGGAGCTAAAGAGGCGAAGGCTTATGATATTGCAGCATCTCAGCTTAAGAAATTACCCACACAGCAAGAGATTGTGAATTCTTATCAAAAGGCGAATCAAAGATTAGCGGATGCTTATGCGAAAAAAGAGATTGATCCAAGCCATTACTGGCAGGATCATTCGAAAGTCGCTGCAGGAATTGGCCTTCTTTTATCAGGAGTGGGTTCGGCGATGGGCGGAAATGGTCCTGGCGCTTTTGAAGCTCTTCAGGCTGGGATTGCAAGAGACATCGATGCTCAAAAAAGTAATCAAGAGCAAGCCCATAATCTTTGGAAGATGAATATGCATGCTTTAGGAAATGAAATGGCTGCAAATCTTGCGACTCAGAATCAACTGAATCTCGGGCTTCAGTATCAGATTAATAAAGCAGCTGCTGAGGCAAAAACTCCACAAGCTTTAGCGATGCAACAGATTGCCAATGCTAGGATTAATCAAATGGTTCAAGGGAATAATTTTAAACTTTCTCTCTTAAATCCGACATCTGACAATCCAGACCCAGCTTCTCGCGTACAGTTTTTAGTGCCAGAAGGCGCAAGACCTAAAGTAAATGAGGAGATTGCAGAGGCACAGAATGCGGTTAGAAATTTTGATGGCGCAAATGAAGCGTTCTGGCAAGCTGCGAAGGATGCAAGACCTTTAACGGGTGGACTTAAAACCTCAGCAAGAGCGGTGGTGCCTTATCTTAAAACGCCAGGGCAACAAGCCTTTCAAGGTCGAATTGCTCCCACCATTCAGACGCAAGAGGGAACGGTGAGGCAGACTGCATTTGACAATGTGGATCACAACATGACTCCTCAGTTTGGAGATAGTGATGAGCAAATTGCGACTAAATATAAAACCTTTTTAGATTATATGAGAAGTAAGGCGTCGGCTCCTAATGCTAAGACTTATGGGATTGATCTCACAAGATATCCTTCGACAAATACGCTTGCCTTAGGGCAACAATATCAAAAGAATATCCCTCAAGCTTTACCCACAAAAGGGGGACATGAATATCAGAGGCAAATCATTAATGGTAAGCCCTATATGGTTCCGGTGAAGTAATGGTTGATCAAGTTCCAGAAGGCGCAATTCCAGAAGAGGAGTTTAATCAGGCAAATACTCAAGCCTCTTCACCATCCCCACAGGCTTCTCAACAGCCGCAAGCCGTACCTCCAGGTGCCATTCCAGCTGAAGAATTTCAGTCTGATGAGGAAAAATACGGGAGTACAGGTGAGCAAATTAAGACCGCTCTTGAACAAGCGGCCTCTGGACTCACACTCGGTGGATCTAAAGTTTTAGAAAC